TCAACCTCACGTTTGGATCGGGCAATAACACGGCATTTGCAACCCCATTCTGAAGGCGGATAAGCTACCGACCAGAATGGGTCGTCATAACTAAAAATCTTTCCATTCAAGGCAACATGTTGCTTGCGCGGATTACTAATGGAAATATGACGCCATTCCCAATATGGTCGAGTTTCTGCACCTGCAAGCATGGCTTTATAACGACCAGCTGCAAAAGCAGATTGCATGTTTGTATCGTAAATTGTTCGTAACCGACGTGGGCTGCCAAGTTGTACTTCCTGTTTACGGCCTTCAGGGTTAACAACAATTTTCTTTCCCCACCAACCTTTGTCCTGAAGCGCGGGTGTAATACTAGCTTTCCACTGCTCAAGCGACTGGCCTTGCTGCATCGCTGTAATTAAGGACTGGCGAATATCTTGGAGCAGATCCATACGTGCAACTTTTGCCACGGTAAATGCTTTGCTGTGTGCATTATCCAGTGTTTCATGCCAGTCCCAGCCAATCTTAAAGCCTTTCTTTTCTAAATAAGAAATTGCATCTTCAGGGGGCAATGTAAACAGAGCGCTCAGCTCTGGCCGTTGTGCTGTAGGCATTAGGTTTGCTCCGCTTGAACACTCAGACGGCCCAATACTTCACTTGCAAATATCAAGCGTGTGAGTTTTTCCTGTAATGCTGGTTCGTCATCAGCTGGATATGCATCTTGTAAAAGCGCAAGTATCTCTTCTTCATTGCCTGATTGAATTTTTGACAATAGCTGCTTGGTCCACGACTCAACCGTGTCTTGCGCAATATTGGTTTGATCCTTCAGCAACAGTTGTAATGCTTGCTCTTCAATAGGGAGCTGTGCTGAATTGGCAGCAATAATGCCACCTAACAATTGAGGCTGGTATGTGTTCATTGCCAAATTAGGCAAAGGCCCATTTTGAATTGTTAGGATTGGTTCTTTGTCATCGGCAGGCTGTGGAATACCAAGTTTTTCATGAGGCCATGACACAGGGATTCTCATGCCAACACGTACCAATTTTTCAAGTGATTCACCAAAGACCTGCATGTCTTCAGTATCAGAAGTATCAAAGAAAAAACTCGGATAACGATCAGGTTGAATATTTGGATAATTCAAACGCATTAAAGCGCTGACAAGGTAATCCGTTAATGACCGTGCTAGTTGCTTAGCATCAGACTTAATAATTTTTTCAAACTGGATTTCATGGGTATTGGATTGAGCATTGGTACTGGTTTTACCGTCTGCCTGAGATAGTAAGGTTCCACCCACAATAATTTTTGAAGCTGTTTTCTCACACCAATCAATGAGTGACATGTGGTTCTTAGTGTCACCATCAGCTGCCGATTCAAAATCCAAACTCATACCCGCTGGAATAATACCTCCAGCATTACGACCAATCGACATAACTGCACGCAGTAAAGTCATCTTTTCCTGATCGGTTGCACCTGAAGGATATTTACCAAGGCGGATTGGTAGACCGTAAACTTCAAGGAACTGCATCACGTCACGAATGCCATAATTCTTAAAGATAAACGGCCAGCACAAAATTCGATGCAAACCTGATCGGGCAATGTATCCCGATTTTGCTTTATGACGATGGATAAACCAACCAAAGTCCCAAAACTCAGCACCCTCTGGACTACCGTCATTGAGGCGCAGCTCATTAGGTTTATCGAATGGCGTCATGAAATTACGCGCCAGTTGATGTTCAAAGCTTTTCGGTAGCCACAAATTGCCAACTTGATGCCATTCGATTTCTTGACAGCTGTAGCCATGACCAACAGCATCCATAGCATCAAACAAAAACATCTCAAAGTCCTGAATGTCCTCAATCCATTCACGAACCTCTTCAGCTATTTTCTTTTCTTGCTCAGTTGCATTTTTGGGCGGTTTAACACCCCAATCTAGGCCGTTAATGCCTTTCTTGCGCTTATCCATCTCACTAAAGATATGACCATCACGTTCTTCCATGTCTGCAAACAGGTCAGCTTGAGCTTGTAGATTGCCTTGTTCAGCATCAGTAAGTAAGCGATACATTTGCTGTGGAGTCATTCCAACCACAGGATGTTCTTGGGCCTGATTAGTCAGCCAAGCGATTTCAGCGGTCTGATTTGTTTCGAGTGCAGTACGATCTTGTTTTTTTGGGGAGCGGTCTTTTTTAGCCATGATAGATGCAAATACAATTTGAGGATTCTGCACCATTGTGAAATTTTAGCGGGCTTAAAATCAGGCGGAAATGCTTCCGCCCAATTTCATGCGCTCATTTGCGATTTAAGCGACTTATTCTGTTTTACGGATCATTGCAGCAAAATACAAAACAAATGCCGTAAAGAGCGTTTATAAAGATTTATAAATCTATAAACACCATGCTTCAGTAATTGGTGATGATGAGTTCCTGTTTTTCATCACGACCTGAGCCAGAATTGCCCACTGAATATTTAATTTTTGTGGTGGAAATATTTAATCCATCAAAAGTGGCACGCATGTCTTCATGATCATTAATCGAGAGCATGACTTTACTTTTACAGGTCTTCATAAGCTCAGCCATTTTTTCATATTGATCCAGACCAAAACCAACACCATAGCCAGCCAACTTCCAGTACGGTGGATCGGCATACATAAAACTATGAGGACGGTCATACTTCAATAGACATGCATCCCAAGTTAAATGCTCAACTGTCACTCCGGAGAGACGCAAATGTGCTTCACTCAATTGTTCTTCTATTCGAAGTAAATTCACTGGTCTGCCTGCGGTTCTTGTACCAAAGGTTTGACCAGACACCTTGGCTCCAAATGCCGTGTGTTGCAAATAATAGAAACGTGCTGCCCGTTGAATATCAGTCATCAATTCAACACTTGCCGATTTAAGCCACTCAAACATCTGGCGGCTGACCAGTGCCCATTTAAATTGACGGACGAACTCTTCAAGATGATGCTGAACTACTCGATACAAGTTCACCAGTTCACCATTTAAATCATTGATAACTTCAACTTTTGACTGTTCTTCACGCATAAAGAACAATGCTGCACCACCAGCAAATAATTCTACATAACATTGGTGTTCTGGCATTTTTTCAATCAGTTGCGACACCAGACGACGCTTACCACCCATCCAAGGAACAATTGGCTTGGTTTTCATTATTTCACCTACTGCAAAACTTTTTCATTTTTGATAGCCTGCAATAACTGTGTGCACAGTAACGAGGCTAAGCCTGCGGTAGCACTTTTACCAAAGGGGGCGACTCTTGCTCCAACAAGTGTCGTCACCTCGTTTTTAATTATTAAAAAATTAAAACTTGATAATCAGGGGGAAGTACTTCCGTGCAAAATTCGACACCGACACCGACACCGACACCACAAAACCAAACACCGCCGAAAATACCTATTTATAAAACATGGGTCTTTTGGGTAGTTCTTTTATATTTGTTTATCATTATTTTATACACCTTAATATTTTGCTTAAGTGAAGGTGAAAACGTTTTACTTCCTTCCAATGAATTAGGTGACTTTTTAGCAGGTGCTTTTGCACCACTTGCTTTTTTATTTCTAATCTTGGGATATAAGCAAAACAATGAATCTATTAGGATTCAAAGTGAAGAGTTAAGAGCAAGTACTGAAGCGCTGCAATTACAAGTTGCTGAAATGAAGGAGTCAGTTGATCAACAGAAGCTAATGAGTGAGTTACAACAGACTGAACTGGAAGAGCGACATAATGCTGCTACGCCATTTATTTCTGCATTTTGTGGGATAAACGTCTCTGGTGGAGGATATGGTGAACAGATCTTTAAATTAAATTTTACTTTTGAAAACAAGAGTGATCATGATGCAAAGAATGTAGTTTTTTTCCTTGGTCATGACCCATCTTTGCCACCGTCCATATTATCTAAAAACTCTAATCGTAAATTAACCCCAAACCTTACTGAAGAGGAAGTCAAAAAGTACAAAGCCAGCAAACCATTTGAACGATCTATTTATGTGGATTTTGAAAATATATATGGCAGAAAGTTTAGACATGCATTCTTATTAGAATGTGCTTATGTAGATGGTTCACCAAAAATATACATGCAAGACTTAGGCATGACTAGAACCACCCCATAGAACCAGCCCAATCATCATAATCATCACTTAACTCCATTTCCTCTTTTGAAGGTAATGGAGTAAATTCAATTGCTGTTGCTAAGTGTAGACTTGCAAACCAAGCAAGAATCATCGCAACAGCACCGTCACCATGACGATAAAGTTCAGGGTCTTTAATATCCTTGGCACGTGCTTTAGACACCATGTAAATGCCATCAACTTCTTCAATAGCTGAGCAGTCATTTTTCAAGTCTGCATCTTGTGGCAAATCAACCATATCTTCTTCAAAGGCTGTGACCAGTTTAGGTGTCCATAAGCCATACCAAGCTCGGCTCAATTTGATTTGATGCACCATGTGTGCGCCATATTTTTCAGCCGTATTTTCTGCAATGGTCTCACCGTTACCAGTAGCGTCCATAGCAATACCACCAAACCGAGGTAGACGATCTAACATGTACCACAAGATTTTTTGCTGTAACCGAGAAGGTACTTTATGCATCTCAATGACAAAAGGTGCAATCCGACGCAAATCTTGGGCAATATAAAACGGTAAAATAAAACTAAAGTCACGATGTCGTGCATAGTCTTGCCCAGCGCAGTGCCGCTTAGTCTTATCTAGTTTTTGTAATTCAGGTTCTAAATAACGTTGAATCCAGTCATCAATGTATGCGTCGCGTTCATCGGGTGTTAGCTCTGTAAAATCATCACCCAATTGCAAGCGCAAAACTGTACGGACTTCCGTCATCGCACGTTCTACCCATAAAGTAGGTAAACATACCGATGAACCATCGCGGGGAATAGCGTCTAGTTCTTCACGCATTGCAGCCTTGCGGCTACCGTATGCTTTACGGATTTTGGTGTACCACTTTTGCTTGCCTTCAAGTGTGGCTTCTTTGCCTTGCATAAAGCACACACGTTCATATAAGCCATTAGCCACAGCATCATCAAAAGTCACCACATGCACGGCTGCATCTTCACCAAATACACCATTTTCAATATCTTTAACAAATTGATTGAATGGGTTGTTCTTGCCATTATGCGAGCTAATGACCGAGATACGGCCACCCCAAATCAAAAGCGCAGTTGCAGCCTCCATCACGCCTTGTACGTTCGGGTGGAATGCTGCCTCATCAATGACAACTTTGCCTTGTAACCCGCGAATGTTTTCAGGACGACTTGATAAGGCAACAATCTGAAAACCGCTGGCATAACGGATGCGGTATGCTGTGATCTGGCGCGTTTCACCTTTTTCATTTTGATCTTCAAACAGAAATTCTTCTATCTGAACAATCTGCCCCTGAGCTTCAGCCATGACACGTGAAAACTTGGCACAGTAACCAATAAACTCAAGGCCTTTTTCTTTAGTATCCCCAATATAGTAAACACTCATACCACCAGCTTCTTTACTGGCGGCAGCTGTAAATACAGCATCAAAACTTTCGGCAAAAGTAATACCAGTTCGACGTCCTTTAGGACAGGCCTTAATGTCTGTCTTAATCTTCAGCCATTCAATTTGGTGTTTCATCAAAACACCTTCCTCAAACGGATTCAAATTATTCGGAATATTACGCGCCCGTTCAGGTAGTTCATCCCATTCAATAACACGAACTGTATCTTGCCGAGGCTTCGGTGTATTCATTATTTAATACCTAACACTTTTTCACGCCAAAATTGAATTTGCTCTTCACCCATACCTTGAGATGCAGCAGCTTTTTTGAGGTTTTCATCTTGTTCTTTCAGCAGCTCTTCTCTTGCTTGACGACGTACTTCATCACGGTTATCCATTGCCTTTTCCTTGGTCATCATTGCTGCACGGGCAGCACGAGCCAAAGCACCAACAGCATCAATATCCATTTTTGGCTTTTCAGGGTCATCACCTGTATTGGTCAGCTCATCCAATGCTTTCTTGGTCACAATAGCCTGTACTGCTTGAGCCAACAAAATACCGCCTTTATCGTCGGGATCTTCACCAAACTCTTTAACCAAGACTTCTGAGGCAGCAGCAATTTCGCGCATGGCTTTGGCTTCTTCAGCCCAATTTTTCTTTTCACGACCTAATGCTGAACGGCTTGGAATAGAATCAGCTGGAAATTCAGCGCGAATCTCATCTAGCATTTCATTTAATGTCAGTCTGTCTTCACGCAGTAATTTTTCTACAAATGCGCGTTGTTCATCTGACAACTTATGCATAAAAGACTTTGACATATTTGCTCCTATGCAGAAGGACGTTTAACACCATGTGTTGAAATTCGTCCAGTAGCGACATCCATTCCACGCTCAGTCAACTTAACAACCAACACAGAACCAAGATCATCTTCAAGTACTACTAAGCCCTGATCGGCAAGCCAGTGTAATTCTGTCTTAACTTGATCCCGACTAAAGCTATGTCCATAACGATCTAGACCAGCAACAAGTACTGACGAGTTAGAACGGTACTGTGGTAATTCATGTAAAAGGCGCAATACCACCAAACGCATGTCTTCTTTTAAATGATTGGCGAAGCTCATATTTAATCCTTGTTATGCAATAAGTAATCATTCACACGATCTACCGCCTTTGCTAAGGGGGAGATAAGTTCTTTCAACCCCGCAACAGACTCTTTTAAGGCTTTCATATCACCAGACATTTGATAGATCACTTGGTGATCAGGCATGTTACGAATACGTTCTTCTACTTGAGTCAAACGCTCTTTAGTTTCTTGCAACTCTTTGTCTTTGGCGGCTTGGCGATTTGAAACAAAGATATAAACACCAAGCCCAAAGTTACAAAGAAATGAAACCAGAGCTAACACAGTTGCGGGGTTGATTTGCATTAATTGTCCTCGTCAACTGGTGGCAAAGGCTTAGGGCGGTTTTGGTCTATAAAACGAGTAAAAAAGCCCAAGACAGCCAAAGTAGCTGTTACATCTTTCTGAGTTGCTAACGGGAGTAATTGAATCAATTCTGGTGGCACGCCATATAATTGAATATATGCAATTAATGCAAAGAACCAGTTCGACAACCACAACCAACCACTACGCCAATTTTCTACAATCCAGCGCTTTTTGAGCTTTACTGCAACTCCTTGAATATATTGTGAATCAACAGGTTTATTTTGATTCAACAAACCATTTTGACTTTTGGCTAGCTGACGTCGGAAATTACGCTTCCATTGGCTCATAACATATCCTCCGCAGCATATTTCAAGTTCACCGCTACACGTGCCATCCAGCCTTTGCCGAAGGCATTGAAAGTTGAAATCTTTGTATAGAATTCAATACGCTTGGAGTTGAATAAACTGATTAAAGCAAACTGTGGTTGCTTACGAACCGCTGCTAAAGTTAAAGAACCAACAATGCCATCATCTTTCACACCGACTGCACGTTGTAAAAGTTTTCGAGCATTAAGCAGGCCATGATTAACAGCTGCATCAAAAAGTTGGAAACCAACAGAGAATGGGAAACTGTCACAACTCATTGCATCCCAGTATTGGTTTTTATAAATCTTCTCAACAATATCCATTGGGATATCTTTCATTGAACCCTTATAACCGTACTGACGGGCAACGCTTTTTGTAATGCCGTAATTGGTTTCACCACCAGGATCAGAGGGATGATTTACATATCCACCCTCATG